TTGGTTATGTTACTGGAGGTCCTGGTGGAAGAGATATAACTTATTCTGTTGAACCAAGAGCAATTAAAAATTATACAGGAAATGTTATTGCTACAATTAGTGGAGATATTGATACTGAGTCCACTATAATTAATGTTGAAGATTCTTCAAATATTATTGAAGGAACTTATGTTTCTATTGATAATGAAGAAATATATATTAAATCAAAAGCAGCGAATACTTTGACAGTAATTAGAGGATCTGATAATACACAAATTACTTCACATGTATCAGGAACTCCTGTCAAGAGTATTACCAATGAAGATAGTGTTTTAATTCCAGCTGGCGATGATTTTGGATTTAATGAAATATGAAAATAACAAAAAAATTTGATGATTTAGATCAAACATTTAATACATCCACATCTTCCGAAATTTCTAATGTTGACATTATAGATGAGAAGATTGAAAAAGTAGAGTCTAATATTGAAGATATTAAGAAGGATTATGAATATACTAGAGGTAATTTATATTCTCTAATAGAAAAGGGGCAAGAAGCAATTAATGGTATTCTTGAATTAGCACAAGAAAGTGAAATGCCTCGCGCCTATGAAGTTGCTGGGCAATTGATTAAAAGTGTTGCCGATGCAACTGACAAATTGATGGATTTACAAAAGAAAAGAAAAGATATTGAAGAAGATAAAATATCGAAAGGTCCAACAAATGTTACAAATGCTCTTTTTGTAGGTTCAACAGCAGAATTATCAAAACTATTAAAGAACGGACTAAATCAAAACGATAAATAAAAATAAAACTTTCTGATGCCCAAGATTAAGTCACATAAAACTGTTGAGCAAATTGCAAAGAAACATCGTCTTGAGGTTTCTTTCATACAAAAGCAACTTGATATGGGCGAACCTATTGAGCATGAGCACACTAAAGATCATGAACTTGCAAAGGACATTGCTCTTCAGCATTTAGATGAGATTCCAGATTATTATACTCGTTTAAAAAAGATGGAAGCATCTGCTAAAAAAGAACATAAAAAATTTAGAGATGTTAAAGAAGATGCAGATTCTGGTTATGACGATATGGATTCTCCAATACATATGCCCCCAATGAATGGAGTACATGTTGATCATGAAAAAAGATATTGTCCTAGATGCAAAGAAGTTCAAAAAAGAAGTGAGTGTAAATATGGGGCTATTTGTTGGGATTTATTTTCTTTACCAGAAAAGTTGAAAGAAGAATATGAATTATATAATGAAGCTGGTTCTCTTCATCATTGGTTTCAAGGTTCTAGTGGAAAAACAAAATCAGGAAAAAGAGTTAAGGGTTGGGTTCAAGCAGATGGTTCTCCGTGTGCTAATGAGCCAGGAGAAACTAAAACACCAAAATGTTTTAGTAGTGCAAGACTTTCTGCATTAAAAAGAAAGGGTAAAAAAGGAGAATCGCTAATTAAATCAGCAGTTCGTCGTAAGCGCCAGGAAGACCCAGGACAACAATCAAAGTCTGGAGCAGCAAAGCCAACTAATGTTCAAACCTTTGCTAAGGGTAGAAAAAGCAAAGATTATGTAAAACCAGAACCAGGACTTAGAGAAACTATGGAAATTCAAGAAGCACAAAAAGACAAACCTGGAAAGGGTAGCGGAACCAAAGACGCTTGCTATCACAAAGTTAAATCAAGATTTAAAGTTTTTCCAAGTGCATATGCATCTGGAGCACTTGTCCAATGTCGCAAAAAAGGTGCTGCTAATTGGGGAACAAAATCAGAAGAAACCATGCATGAAGAAGAAAGATATTGTCCATTGTGCGATAAAAGGGAGACAAGATCTCAATGTTCTTATGGAGAAAAAACATGGGATAAAGTTTCTGTAAAAGATGAAGAGTATTCAATGGCTCGTAGCGAACTCCAAACCATTACAAATGCAGTAAAAAAAATTCAAGCAAGAGTGGGAAAAGGTGAAGGTGATTTAGAGGCGTGGGTACAATCTAAAATTACTAAAGCAGCAGACTATATTGATACGGCAGCTGACTATATTACAAGTGGAGAAATGGAAGAATCAGTAAGTTTAGAAATTAACCCCACTGCACACAAAACTGCACAAAAAAGAGAAAAAATTAGAAACTTAAAAATTGGTGGCACAACTGAAGGCGAAAGAAATGTTGCTTCTAAAAAATTAGGAGCAACTCCAGAACTTCCAAAAATAAAGGAAGAAAAATTGGTAGATAAAATTACAAACGAAATCGTGAGTGAAAAATGCTGGGTTGGGTATAAAAGAAAAAAAAGAACCGCAAAATTTGCTCCAGGTTCTTGTGTAAAATCAGAAAATGTAACTATTGAAGATGCTGATGGTAATACTTTTGCAGAAGTCGTAGACTTAATTAAACCAGAACCAATCAAAGGTTTTAAATCTCAAGTAGATGAGGCAACAAGACTTCAAGCACAAACTGGAAATGTAATTGCCGTTACTCTTTTATGGAGAGGAAAATATTATTCATTAAAAATGTTTTTCCCACAAATCAAAACTCCATCACGTCAAGAAATTAACGATGAACTTCAAAAAGTTTATCCTGGTTCTAAAGTAGTTTACCATTCAGTTTCAGAAATTCAGTCTGGACAACCACTTATCCAACCTATTGGATTTCAAGGAGGAAGTTCTGCAAAACCAGGTTCAAATAAAAATTATGTAAAGCCAATGGGAGAAGAAGTTGAGATTGATGAGGATTGGCAATCAGTCAATCGTAAAGATAGAACTGCAGGATTAAGTCAAAAAGCAGTAGATGCTTATCGTAGAGAGAATCCAGGTTCAAAACTCCAAACTGCTGTCACTGAAAAAAATCCTTCAGGAAAAAGAGCAAAGCGTCGTGCTTCATTTTGCAGACGTATGAAAGGTATGAAGTCGAAACTCACTTCAGCACAAACTGCAAGAGATCCAGATAGCAATATTAATAAGGCACTTCGTCGTTGGAATTGTAACTAATAAGTAGGTTTTACTATGGCTGATGATGTATATCTTGGTAATCCAAATTTAAAAAAAGCAAATACTGCAATTGAATTTACTCAAGAACAAATTGTTGAGTTTGTAAAGTGTAAAGATGATCCAGTATATTTTGCGAAAAACTATGTAAAAATTGTTACTCTTGATCATGGATTGATGCCATTTGAAATGTATCCATTTCAAGAAAAACTTGTACAAAGATTTCATGAGAATAGGTTTAACATTTGCAAAATGCCACGTCAAACTGGCAAATCAACTACAGTAGTGTCTTTCCTGCTTCATTATGCAGTCTTTAATGATAATGTTAATATAGGTATCCTAGCAAACAAAGCAGCAACAGCCCGGGAGCTCCTAGATAGGTTACAAACCGCTTATGAAAATTTACCAAAGTGGATGCAACAGGGAATTATATCTTGGAACAAAGGTTCCTTGGAATTGGAGAATGGAAGTAAAATCTTGGCTGCTTCTACTTCTGCTTCTGCGGTTCGTGGTATGTCATTCAATATTTTATTTTTGGATGAATTTGCGTTCGTTCCTAATCACATCGCAGATTCTTTCTTTGCATCCGTTTATCCGACAATTACTTCAGGAAAATCAACAAAAGTAATCATTGTTTCAACACCACATGGTATGAATCATTTCTACCGAATGTGGCATGATGCAGAACGTGGAAAAAATGAATACGTATTTACTGATGTTCATTGGAGTGAAGTTCCCGGAAGAGATGAAAAGTGGAAACAACAAACAATTGCTAACACATCAGAATCTCAATTTAAAGTTGAGTTTGAATGCGAATTTCTTGGTTCTGTAGACACTCTAATAGCTCCAAGTAAACTTAGAACTTTAGTATATGAACATCCAAAGACACGTAGTGCAGGTTTAGATGTATATGCAGATCCAATTGAAAATCACGATTACCTTATTACCGTGGACGTTGCTAGAGGAGTAGGAAATGATTATTCAGCTTTTACTGTTGTTGATATTACTGAATTTCCTCATAAAGTTGTAGCAAAATATAGAAATAATGAAATTAAACCTATGCTTTTCCCAAGCATAATTCACGAAACTGCTACTGCATATAATAAAGCTTACATTCTATGTGAAGTTAATGATGTAGGAGATCAAGTTGCAAGTATTCTACAATATGATTTGGAATATAATAATCTTCTTATGTGTTCAATGAGAGGAAGGGCAGGGCAGATTGTTGGACAAGGATTTTCGGGAAAGAAGACTCAACTTGGAGTTAAGATGTCCAAAACTGTGAAAAAAGTTGGATGCCTTAATTTAAAGACTATGATTGAGGAAAATAAACTTTTTCTCAATGATTATGATATTATTTCAGAACTTACAACCTTTATTCAAAAGCATAATTCTTTTGAGGCAGAGGAAGGATGTAATGATGACTTAGCAATGTGTTTAGTAATTT